AGTTGTCCAGATGATAATATACTAGATAATATTTTAATTACAGCAAATTATATGGAGAGTGTTCGTGAATTACTTAATCATAAGCCTATTTTTATTAGCAGTGGCTATCGTTGTTTGGCTCTTAATAAATTACTCGGTAGCAAAGCAACATCTTCTCACACTAAAGGATTGGCTGCAGACTTTACTTGCCGTCAGTTTGGAACTCCTAACGAAATTGTATTCGCTATTATTAATTCCGATATTGATTATGACCAAGTTATCCTGGAATACGATCAATGGGTGCATATCTCTTTTTGCGAAGATAAAGAAATACCTCGCAGACAGGCATTAGTTATTAACAAAGACGGAGCAATGATATATACTAATTAAGATGAAAATTCTTATATTAGATATAGAAACTTCACCACATCAAGGATTTCATTGGGGATTGTTTCAACAGAACATTAGCATAGGACAATTAATAGAAAGTTCTACTGTGTTATGTTGGGCAGCTAAATGGCTAGGTGAAAAGAAGGTACACTTTTCTAGTGTATTTGATACAACTCCAATTAAAATGATTAAAGAAATACATAAGCTCATAGATGAAGCTGATGCCATTATTACTTACAATGGTAAACGCTTTGATATGCCAACTCTTAATAAAGAATTTTTAATACATAAACTACCACCGCCTAGTCCTTATAAAGATATAGATTTAATTACTACAGCTAGAGGTAAGTTTAAGTTTGCTAGTAATAAACTTGACTATATTACTCAACTATTAGGTATTGGTAAAAAAACCTCACATGAAGGCTTCCCTCTTTGGATAGAGTGCATGAGTAAAAATCCTAAAGCATGGAAGTTGATGAAGAAATATAATATTAATGATGTAAAATTAACTGAAGAAGTTTATAACAGATTACAAGGATGGATTAAAATACATCCTAATCATAATCTTGAAACTAAAGATATGTGTTGCCCTAATTGTGGTAGCTTCCATTTACAAAAACGAGGAGTACAAATATCACTGACAAACAAATACCAACGCCTATGTTGTCAAAAATGTGGGAAATGGAGCAAAAAAAGAAAGCCTATAGAAAAAGTAAACTCACAGTCGGCTACACCCATATAAGGAAAATGAAAATGGATATACAGTTAATAGCTTTGCATATGCTAGACAAAACTATTGACAATGTAGATGTGGTGCATGGCGAAGATACAATGGTGATACACTTAAATGATGGATCATCAGTTGAATTAATTATTGATAGTATTTATATGAACATCCAAGAGGTTGATGATTAAAGAACGCAACGCAAAACCTATAACACTTCCAGATGGTACTGAAACAGATACTTGGAGTAAAGAGTATATGTTGTATTGTGAAGCCTTAAACTTATCTAAAAAACCATTAGAACAAAGAAGATATTGGCTTAATAAATTAAAAGATCAAACAAGAGTAGATGGCCTTAAAAAATGGTTAAAGTTATTTTGGAGTAATTAAGCTACAATTCCTACGCTTAATAAATCTTTGTAATTATTTATTTCATTTAAGTCTTTGTTCTCTATTTCATATAAGTCAGATTTAGTTGTCAGAGCAGTGCCATTAGTCCTTGTTCTTATCACACCTTCCTTATAAAATTCAGCCTTATCTTTAAACCCCTGCTTATCTATCCAACCACAAATGGTTAATACCTTATCTTTTTTATGGTAACTACAAAACAAATAGTTATCTACATTATATTTTAATTGGCTTGCTATTAAATTATTAACATAATTAGATTTTGGATAAACATTCCTACCCATAGTTTTTATATCTATTGTTGTGTCGTTTAAAGTAATATCTACCCCACCATCAAAACCTTCAGCGATCATAAATGGCTTTCCTAAATAAAGACAAATAATATTTTGACCAATAATACCTGTCAATTGTTCTTCCTTACTTCCATCCGCATGACCTCTCATTCCAATATTATTCTCTTGATGAAACTTAACTGACTCTAAAAAAGTTGCTTCATCCAATTTTATATTAAGCATAAATTCTTCTTCCAACAATAGTTAATAAATTATCCATAGCTAAACCTAAATCTCTTTCATAAAATATAGGTTTGTTTCCTTTTAACCACCTATAATAAATTGCTTTTTTTTGTTCTTTAGGTAAGCTATCTATACAAGCATTTATTATTTTTATGTTTTCTTTGTCTGCTTTATCTACCATGTGTTCAAACACATCAGAAGTAGACTCACCACCACTAGACAAATAAGATACTTTATTAGGATAACCTAGCCTATGTGAGTCAGTTTTCATCCACCTAGACCAGTCCTCTAATATAGTAATTAATCTATCTATATTCATTTATCACTTAATCTTCCTATCATAGAACCCCAATCAGATTGTTTTCTTTGCTGTTTATTTGTTAATGGTTTAGGTAGTGTAAAGTTATTATCTTTTGCTAATCTTTCTAATGCTCCAATATGTGCGCCAGAATATGCTGCAATTCTTGCTCTACTTGCTTCAGGTTTCTTTTTTATAAACTCTTTAGCTCTTTTTATAAATATTTCTTCTTGTTCTTTACTATATTTAGCCACGATAAATTTTCCTTCCTTTAATTTTAAAATGCTTCGCTATACTAACAGGATAAAATAATTTAGCTAATAAACATTCATTTTTAGAAACAAAATATACATTATGGCGTTGCTTTTTCTCTGATTTTAATACCCCTTTAGTGCATAAATATCGAATAATATTAGAAATAATTTGCCGATCTATACCAATTATTTTAGCAATCTGTAGAGAAGTCATTTTATCTAAATCTATTGTTTTCTCAATTAATTTACATAACTTAAATCGTAATATTTTCTTGCCATTATTTAATGTATATTCATGATATTTGTGCTGCTCATCTAACCGATCATATTTCATATCAATCCCCTTAACTTATATCAACTATTCTACTAACCCATTTGTTATCTTTCTTACGCCACCCTTCCACCAAAATTACCCAGTCTGCAGTTCGTAGGAAGGGCAAGGCACGACTTTCTGTTATCTTCCGTACTCGACTGCTCATATTACTATAACTTGTTACCTGTAGTCCTGTAACAACTCCCTTATGATCTATTGCTAGTATATCTATAATACCAAATAAGTCCTGTCTAATCTTTGCAAATGCGTTCCACCTTTCCACGACTTGCACGAGAGGATACTCTCCGCTTTCTCTCAATCTTTTTAGCGTTCTCTGTGTTGGACTCACTGCCATCTGCATTTTCCTTTTTGTTGTTAAAAATTCTATCAAAATTAACAGCAAACTTTTCATAGTCTGTTGGTCGTCTACTACTTCCTTTACTCATTTCCCTTGTCCTCTGTATTTTTTATAACTTGCTTTAAAACTTTTATTCATAGATGAGGTCTTTCGTATCTTACCCCCTTGCTGTGTTCGTTTGTGAGTTGGCTCATAAGTTTGGACAATATTTCGTTTTACTTTTCTAGCCATTAATAATTAACTCTTGAACACAAGTGTACATTTTCCAATCAGAATAATTTTCTGCTGCATACTGAAAAGCATGAGAGCAACTGCTGAACGATCCAGCGTATAAATTACCTGATGGCATACCATTTAAACTAACCAACAAAATATATTCAATCATCTTCTTCTCCTGTAAATTGTTTACCTACAAAACCACAGCTCTGAACTTCTTTAATATCAAAATCAAATGAATTAATATCTGAATGATTAGGTGGCAACATGGTATATTCTTTTAGAGTGCAACTCGCTGCTTTATATTCACTGCAATGCTCTTTAAAATGTTGCATGGCAATAATACAATTAGGGAAGTTCGATATATATTTCATGTCGGTATAATCCCCTGATAAACTCACTGCTAAAATAAATAATCCTTCACCTATCATAATTTACCCCTGATAATTTTTAATTCTTTCTCCGATCCATTTCATTACTGGAACTGCCATAGAATTTCCCATAGCTTTATATCTAGGCCCATCAGGACAATTTTCTTTGATGTTTGTATATCCATCAGGAAATCCTTGCAATCTTTCACATTCAATTGGTGTTAATTTTCTTACTGCCATGTTATTAAATAAATGTTGGTCTTGAGTTGTAGAAAGAGTATATGTTTTTTCATCTTGACCTAAATATCCTTTACCGCCACCATCACATCCACATCTAATTTTAAATGTATGTGCAACTGCCTTATCCATTACAAAAGTTTGTGCATGATGGGACATAATACTAGGCTGATGAGAGGACAAACAATTAGATACATCCAACTCGGTAACACTCATGTTATTTTTAGTTGCATCCTCACGAATACTGTAAGCAGTAGGATTATGTAACACCGGAATCATTTTTGCTGAAGTTTTGTTGAGTCCGTCTGTTCCCATGTCTTTGTAATCTCTTGCTTGGAGTGGGCTACTTGTGTCAATGCCAATTCTAGTGTCTTTGGGAGTGTCTTTCCTCTTTTTTCTGCTCTCCTCAATATGCCTTGACAAGCTTTCTGGCTCAAATAATACTTCTGCGGCAGGTCGCCAGTTTCCAAGATGTCCGACAACAAAGACTCTTCTCCTTCGCTGTGGGACTCCGAAGTTTTGAGCATCAAGCACTCGGTAGCTGAACCCATACCCGAGTTCGCCCACCGCTGTGAGGAATGAACCAAAATCCCTTCCCTTATTTGAGGAGAGGACACCTGGCACATTTTCCCAAACGAACCACTTGGGTCTAAACTTATCAAGAATTCCACAAAAGATGAGGGCAAGATTGCCTCTTGGATCTTCAAATCCTTTACGGAGTCCTGCGACAGAGAATGATTGACAGGGTGTTCCTCCGACCACAAGGTTAATTGTTTTTTCTCCAAAATTCCACTCCTTATAATTAGTTATATCTCCAAGATTAGGTACATCAGGATAATGATGTGCCAATACCTCACTTGGAAATTTCTCGATTTCTGAAAATGCTACAGGCTTCCAACCTAAATCATGCCAGGCTAAAGTCGCTGCTTCTACTCCACTACATACAGATAAGTAATTCAAAATTTAAACTTTCCTTTGGTAATAGTTCGACCACTTAACTCATGAATAATTTGAAACTCTGATTTATTGTAAACCATCATGTACCCATAACCTTCAACTATATACTTATGCTCTTTCCATTCTTCCTTATTTTTCTTTAGTATTTCTTTTCCTTTGGTCATTATTTTTCCAATTAACATTTATAATTAAATTACAAAGTGGGCAAACATAAGCAGACATTTTTAACTGTTTATCATCTTTTTCCCAATCCATTTCAACACCTTCACACTTCAGACAAGTTATCATTTTTTATCCTTGCTATTTTTACAATAGCCTTCCAAATATTTGTTATGGCTACACCACCATTTTTTATAGTAAAATGTACCTTTCTCTTTGCATACATGACACAAATGAGGCTTTCTTAAATCAATCTTCGTCATGTAATTCGTCAAATTTTTGTTCAAATATAATGTCATTCATTGTTTTTAATACTTCAACATCATTTTCTACATGAGCAATTAAATGCTCTAAATACCATTTAGCTTTTTTTAAATCCTCAACCCCATCTTTATTTTTCCAACGCCATAGATACTTGATAATATTACCTGTATCAGTAGCCTCTATTCCTGTTAATCCTTCCACCACACCTTCAATACAGTCAATACATTGTAGTCCTTTTAATGATTTATAATGATCTGGGTTTATATTTTCTTCACTCATAATTTCTCTCCATACAGTCTTGATGTTGCATTTTTATAAAAACATTACTATTTGGCGTTGCACTTTTAAACAACTTCCCTTTCTCGTTGCATACATAATTAAAATGATTTTCATTATGAACAGTGTAAATATCCCATACTTTAAAACAAACAGCAATGGTAATCAAATAAATTACTAGGCCTTTTGTAATAATGGTTTGAATAATTTTTATCATTAAAAAAAAGGGAGCTTTCACTCCCCTTCCCCCTAGTTAAAATGGTATATCATCTTTCATATCTTCAACCTTTGCTACTGGTACTTCCTGTGAAGATTGATTATTAGTCTTTGAGCCATTATAAGGATCACTCATAGTTCCACTCATATAAGTAGCACCTGCTTTTGACTCCTTTAACCAAGCACTTAATCTTTTTTCAGATCCATCAGCTAAAGTTATTGTGCCTGTATAATCAGGCTGTGTTTCTTTATCCTTATTGTTTTTAAACAACACAAATCGGTTGGTATTGTCATATTGTTCTGCCATGCTAAAATTTCTCCTTGATTGTTTTAATTTTATCATCAACTTCTTTTAAAAAGTTAATAACACTTTCTTCACAACGACTTATCAAGTCATTATCTCTTTCAACTCTTTTAATAAAAAGTTGGTATTCTTTAGGAAAGTCAGGGTGATAAGATACAAAATCACACCACTTCTTTCCTGTACAAGCAATTTGCCATTGCATTTGATGTATGTATTTTTTAGCAATAACGCCTGTTTCTAATGTTTCTGTATGAGTCATTGGTTGAGGACATTTTATTTCAATCAAACCTTCATCCCCAACTAAACCATCAGGACTAGCACCACTCATATCTATGCTAGGGTGGTCTATAAAGCCAACTTCTCTAACATCTTTTCCGATCAATAACTTCATTTTATTGGCATACTCAACCCTAGCCTCATCTTCATACTCCACACCATGAGCCATTGCAGCGTTCATAAATAATGGAACTACCTTATTAGTAAGCCTTTCTGTAACTAATTGCAGTT